AGTCTCCAGCTTGTAATCTTATTTTTTCAATGTTCCTATGTGTGCCCGAAGACGTCTTTGATTGATATGGATTTGCAGCTGAAAATTGTTCTATAGAATTTTGAGTGGAGACTTGTGAACGACTCGTTCACCGGAAACACGGCCATTTGCTCTGGGGTGCTTACCGCGGCTGCAACCTTTTCTGGAACGCTTCAATACCCAGTGAAGATGCGAGCTCTTCCAACGTTTGCAGCATCTTCTCAATCGGCTTTTACTATAGCCGCCGCAACAAGCCTGACAGTTAGCGCAATTTCCGCTTCAGAGCCTGGCACATTAACAACAAGAATAGCAGCTACAGCAGGCGGTGGAGGAACTGGTGGTCAAGGCGCGGTATTAAGATTCTCAGGCAGCGCATTCGCTGTTTGGATTGACTTCACAGCAGAACTATAAGAAAGGCAACAAAATGCAACTACCAATTGACGGCAAACTAGGAAAAGAATTCCGCATCACATCACCATTCGGTTGGAGAACCCACCCAACCAACGGCAAAAAGTCACACCACAACGGTGTAGACATTTGGGGTGACGGAAACCTATACATCGAATCAATCTCAGCAGGTCGCGTAGTTTTCGCTGGCCCATCAAAGTCACGCAAAGCTGACGGATCACTTGGCGGCTTCGGTCACCACGTAATGGTGCGCTACTACTTTGACGGCAAACCATTCACCGGTGTTTACGCACACCTCGTCGAAGGCTCAATCAAAGTAAAGGTTGGCGACAAAATCCAAGAAGGCACAGTGCTCGGCAAGATGGGCGCAACCGGTGACGTAACCGGCAAGCACCTACACTTTGAGCTACACCAGGGCCGCAAATACCTTTGGTCAGCCACAGGTAAAGACTTTGTTGACCCAATGGAGTTCATCAAAATTCACGCAGCCAAAGAGAGGCTTGCTAAGACAATCAAGAAAGACACACCAGACACTGGTGTAGTCAACCCTGTTGCTGTGCATGGCCCAGAGAAAGCTGCCCTTGTTGAGCCTGCAAAGCCTAAAGGTGGCATGATTTAACAATAAGGTATAATGGTAGTTGGCGCATATAAAAGTGGGCGAGAATGGAAAAAATGCGTGAAAGATTAGAAGAAATTATCGCTATTATTGGTACGTTAGCTTGGCGTGGTTTTGGAGTGTTCCTATTTATTTTGGGTGGCGCTGCAGGTTCTGGTGCTGTTATCACCGGAAACCCACTAACTGGTATCCTAATTGCTTGGGTCACTTTGATGCTCGGAATTGTTGGTGCAGTAGGTTACGCAATCGCCGTCACCGGCACTGTAAGCAAAGAAGATGTTGCTAAAGCAACTCAGGACGCAGTACAGAAGCACATAGAAGAAACAGAGAAGTAGCGGTGAGGCCCTCAGCTGGGCTGAAAAATAAATATTTAAAACTTTTTTTCATCGCCCTTATTGTCTTATCGTCTTTATTCAATGGGCAACCAGCTGAGGCCAACCCTACCCAGGGTTTGACTCAAAGCGTTTACGTTTACGACAGCGCAACAACACCAGAACGACAAGAATACACTCTTTGCAGCACAAGCACAGTTGCAAACATGAACTTTGATGCAGGTGGCGACATTGTTGCCAACTGTCAAGCAGACTTTGTGCTAATCCACTGGACAGGTTACATCACGTTACCAATCAGTGGGGAAGTAACTTTCCAATCTATGGCTGATGACGGCTTTTACATGGAAATTGGCGGCAACCCGATCATTGATGACTGGGTCCTTAAAGGTTGCAGTGGAAGCACTGGTGTTGCCAACTTCGAATCAGGCATCTCACAAAAAATAGATGTTTGGTGGTACGAGTATGGTGGCGGTGCTTGTAACTATTTGTATTACACAGACCCAACAGCCGGTTTTGGTTTAGTGCCAGACTCTGCGTTCACCACCGAAGCAACAGTTCCGGTCGTTGTCCCGTACCTTAACCCACCATCAAATGTGCAAGCCTCCGCAACCGAAAACAACGTTAAGGTTACTTGGAACACCCCAGAAGATAGCGGCACTCCGGTTGAACGCTACGCTGTTTCCTGGACTTACGACGGTCAGCCAGGTTGGGGTGTAGGCGTCACTGGTAACGAGTTCACAATCGGTGGACTCCCAGAGAACAAAGAAGTCACTGTTTGGTTGCGTTCCGACAACGATTCTCTTGGCGTTTACTCCAACTCATCCGAGCCTGTGACTGTCACAACCGGAAGCATAGTTGTGCCACCAGTTGATCCGCCCGTTGACCCGCCTGTAGATCCACCGGTAGACCCACCTGTTGAGCCACCAGTCGAGCCTGAGCCACCGGTAATCCCGGAACCGCCAGTGATTCCAGAAGAGCCTGTAATCGTGCCTGAGCTGCCTGTAGTTCCCGAAAAACCAGAAGCTCAACGGCCAGAAAAAGTTGAAGGCTCAAAAGAAATCCCTGCGGTTATTGAAAACCTTATGGAGATAAACCTTGAAACAGTCGATCCAGCTGAGCTTACGGAAGCTCAAGCCGAGCAGTTGGTTGAGGCTGCGCTCGTTGTTTTTGAGACTGCCGTAGAAGGCTCACCAGAATACGAGCAAGCCTTGGACGCTCTGTACTTAGCAGCCGAACAAGACGACATTGTTGTTGACGAAGAGCTTGCAAACACCCCAGTCATTGGCGCAGCAGTTGTTGCGTTTGCTAACGCAATAAACTTCTTGGGAAACATTGGCGCAGACATTTCCCCAGCAGTTCGTGAACAATCAGAAAAAATTGTTGTTGGATCAATTGTCATTGGTCAAATAGCACAAGCAGCGGGCGTGGCATCAATATCTAGAATGAATAGAAATGGAAAGTAATGAAAAACTTTTTTAAAGACATGCTGGAGCAGGCCTGGACTTTGCTCGGACTAGCTACCGGTTGGCTTGTGCTCGAAGGCACAGCTAAAGACATTGTTGGTAAACTTATAGTAGCAACAATAGTAATTTGGATGATCACCTATCCTTTAAGAAAGGATAAGGACAAGTAATGAATGAGTCGCCAGAACTATATGTTGCACTCGGTCGATTAGAGGAAGGTATGCGCTTTGTTCGCGAATCGCAAGAACGCATGGAAAAGAAACTTGACGCACAAGACAGCCGCATCAACGAAATTGAACTTGATGTGAAAGAACTTAAAACTCAGCGCAGTAACCGCGCAAGCAGTGTAGCAATCTGGTTAGCCATATCAGCAATTGTTGTTTCACTGGTTTCAAGCTTTCTACCGTAGGTAGGAATAACCCGACAAGAAGTAAACCCCCTGGAGGAGATGCCAGGGGGTTTACTTTTTGGGTTACTTCTTGTCTAGGTTAATCCTGTTAACCCAGGCTTGGCCGGCAGAGCCGCCCCAAGCATCCCACGCAACGCGACCTGGCGAAGGGTAACCTTCCTCACCAGCGTTAAAACCTGTAGCCTTTTTGTCAACAGTGTGGCGAGCCAAGTAAGACTTCATACGGGCAACAGTGTCTCGACTAACTGATCCACCAGCCGCAAGCTGAGATGCTCGCCTACGCCCAGTGATAGTGAACCCACTGCCAGCCTTACCTTCATCAATCCACTTAATTGCTCTCTTAGCAGCTGACTGCACACCAGCTGGGACTTTGTAAGTTTCAGCCGCCTCAGTCAAACGCGCCCCAACATCTACAAGGCCTGGCGGGATTGCTGCAAAACGGCAAGCACCACCCTCTTCAATGTCCTGCTCGATGGCACTGCATTCAATGTCTGGACCTTCACCCATGTGAAATACACAGTTGCCGCACTTCACACCAATGTCAAGGTTTGGGTTGTTTTGTGCGTTATCGTAACCAGCGTTAATTGAGCTGCCTTCGGACTGAAACTTGCCAAACTGTTCGACAATGCTAAGCATTGCGTCAACAAGCGCTTTTTCGTCACCCTCAACCTGGCCATAAAGCTCAGCTGTTACTTCTTTAAGTCTTTTCATAAGTCTCTGTTTTTCTTATCATTTGAATAGAATCCACTACCATTAAATGATACCATACCAACACCGTAAACGCGTTTAGCGAGCTGGCCACACGATTCACACAAAACAACCTTTTCAGGGTCGCTGATAGCCCTCACCTGCTCGTAAGACTTGCCGCATGGTTTGCATTCATACTTATACGTTGGCATCAAAATCCCTCACAAACTTTACACAGTAGTCGCAGTCTTTAAGAACACAAACGTCGTCGCAATGCAAACAAGTCATGCCGTCGGTTTCCTCAACCCAATACATGAAAGCTCCACAGTTACACAACTTGATTGCTTCGTAAAGCGTGTCGTTCTGTTCGTCGTAAACGCTGAACACTACCTCAAGATTTGCTTGTCCTGATACCTCTCGGATTTCGACACTACCCAACTCGCCATTCCTGGCCTTGTGTCGTGTCCTGAAAATTCTTTGAAATAGTGACTTCCACCATCTAGTGTTGGACATTGAACCCATAATGTGTTGCCCCAGTCTTCCTGTGCGTCATGATGAAAATGATGTGTTACTAAAACGTCAGCCATGCCTACAGGGTGACGGTTGGCGGCCATTGTCTTAAACCAGCCAAATACTTTGTTGCGAACACCAGTGCCTGAGCCTCTGCCATAAACGTCGCCATGTGTTGCGCCATAAATCCAGCCCTGAATGTTTGTCGTCATAGACATTTCTTTTTCAGCAATCTCGAACGACACATGGTTAAAGCGTGGGTCATTTTCGCAAGCAACCTGAGCCATCTCAAACACTAGCAGATCGTCATTGTCGCCAATCTCTGTGCGGTTACCTGTAATACGGTGCTCGCCGTGGTTCCCTGGCACAACCATGAAACGCACCTTGTCGAAGTGCGGTGCAAGAATTGCTAGGCCATGCAGAATTGCAGCGACTGTACCGCGAATCTGCTCGCGACGGTTAGCGTCGATACCGAATGCTTGCTGTGGATAAATTACGCAACCCTCAATCATGTCGCCGCCACCAATAACAACCAGCTCTTCAAGCTTGCGACCGATGCTGCGCAGCTCACGAACACGCTTAACAGCAAGGTTGAACGAGCTGTCAAGGCGCTCAATGAGTGCTTCGGTTCCACCGCCCTCTTTCTTACCAAACTGCCAGTCAGCCCAGTCTAGGACGAAAGTTGAATCTTCGGCCTTCTTGTCTGCCGGGATGCGCTTCTCAGCGGCGACTACAAGTGTGTTCAGAATACCCACAGCGTCAATGTCGTCAACGATTGTGTCGTCGCGGCGGGCCACAGAAAACGAGTAGCTGTGCTTCCAGAGCATCTGCTCCAGGTCGCGACTCCAATACTCTTTGTGCGACTCGCGCAGAACACCCTTAATTGCAACCTTGTCTGGGTCATGCCCAAACTTAGTCAAGATGCTCTCATGCGACACATCCTCCAACGCCTGATCTAGCTGGCCGGTGTTCCAAACACCAGTGTTGCCATTCCAAGTAATGGACTGACGTTCTTCTTCAACCATTGCTTTTTCTGTCGCAACTGGAACATAAACACCCATGCACTTCTTGCGGTGTTTTTGCACAGTAGTCTTGCCGATCTCAAAGCGATCAGCAATGTAGCGACCTGAACGCGTAAGAAGCATTGATTCTAGTTCTTGATTAGGCAAAAGCCCACAAAGCTTACAACTCATTAGTCTCCCCATCCTTTCATCAAAGTCGGCATGTGCCGATTTTGTCTTAAATAAATAATACCATGCCGTATTGCATCGTTGGCGTGGCCCTTACCTGGTTTGTGTAACTTTAACTTTTTTAGCCGAGCATCGTCGCACAAAGGCTTTTGTGTTGGCTGCTGAAACCTTGGAACCCTTGGCCACTCTAAGGCCTCCAAAGCGCCGATGATATACACTGGCGATAGGTCCGGGAACTTAACGTTGATGCGTAAGGTGAAGTCCTCACACACTACCTCGTCCCATTTGAGCACTTCCAGTGCGTTGTTGTACCACTCTAAAAAGCCCCGCAAAGAACCAGGGACCTGCTCATAATGCACCAGAACTGCTTCGGTGTCAGGGGAGTATTCAAATATTGCAATCCCAGTTACGCCACCAGGATCAAGACACAGGAGCCGTCTCAAAACACACCCGCTTGGATTTTCATCGCAACAGGGTCGCCCTGCTGGGCTAGCTGCTCAACGTGCTGGTAGCAACTAACTGCAAGCGCATACCTGAAGCCCTCCTTGAACTTCCGGTAATGCGAATCCAAAGCGTAATCATCCTTCAGGACTTCCTCAAGTTTAGCCTTGTTAGAGTATGGACTAACCATTATCTATCACCAAAATGCTTACTAATTGTTGACTGGGCCACACCGGTCAGTTTAGAAATCATGCCCTGCGAAGTTCCAGCCTGTAATACACGCTCAATGGCTTTGTAGTTGATACGCCCATTGTGCTTCTCAAACAAGATTTCGCGGATGTCCTCCAGGCTTTCAGGGGCCAATCGGCCACCGTTCTTGCTGGTTTTGCGAGTGTAACCACCAATGGTAGTGTAGCTCACAACTTTTCCACAGATCGACTGCATCTGACGGTTGGAGAACAAGTCATACTCTGCCAAGTCCTGCAACCTTTCGATAAGCAAATTGCGGTCAATCTTTTTTGCATTGTCGCGAATCCAAATAGCTTCGTTTATTGCCTGTAGTTCTTGCATACCTTTAATCATCGTGATACTACCTCCAAAAATGTTTTCATGTTTTCAACTCTTACAATGATACGTGCCTGTGACTTGAGGGCGTCAACCATCTCATCAAACTCACGCTTGCGCTTATTGCCAAACTTCTTGTAAGCTTCCTCGTAGCGCATGCGACCACCCTTAGTGACAAGCAGTGCTTCCAGTTCGTCAACTTCACGTTGCCATTCCGAAGCAGAGATTGCGCCAGCCATGCGAACAAGGTTCCTGAACCACTGCTCAGCGTAGTGGATAGCAATCAAGACATGGCGATTCTCAACCTCATCCGACTTGTCATACATCGCCAGCAACACTGCACACTTCCAGATGGATAGGGCCAGACGCTGGCGTGACGGCTCGATAGACTCCTCCTGTGGGTGACCATTTGTATAGTTACCCATCTCCCACTTGAAGTCGTTAAAGCGCTTCAGAGCCTCGTCAGTCATGCGAACAGGCCTAGGGAAAGGTGCACCCTTCTTCTGCCAGTAAAGGCTTGACTCGTAAAGGCTACGAACAATGGCTTCCATCTCGTCGTCCTGCTTGATAACTTCCTGCTCATCAGCCTGCTCAATTGCTTCAGATTTGAACGTGCGCTCAGGCGAATCAGCAATCACATACATGAAACGAGCCAAGAAACCGCTACGGAAGTAGTCGATGGTCAGCACTTCAGCAACCTTACCAGTGATACCCATAAGATACATGATGAAGTTTGTTTCCGCGCGCTCCGACTGAACAGCCTTAACTGCCGACTGCGCACCAGTGGCGCGAATAATCACAGGAACGTGACCGTCATACAGCTCGGTGAACTGATCTGCAGCCGCTGCCATGTAGGTCTTAGTAACAAACTCCTTGAACATACCCTGCACTTCATCGCGGTGGAACAGCGATGTTAGCTTGTCACGACCAGCCAAGTGCTTAACCAAACCTTCGGCGGTAACGTTCGAGCCAATGTCAATCTGGTAACCTGCGAAGCGTTCGTAAGCGCGAAGCATGCGAAGCATCAGTTGGCGTGAAGTTGACTTGCGCGACAGGGTGGTGTCACCCAGAAGCATAAACCAAAGGTTCAGACCAAGCTTGCCATACTTTGGTGTGGCGTAACCAATCTCAGAGAAGCACGACGACAGCATTGTAAACGCTGAAGCAATCTGATACTCAACTGCACCATCGGTTTTCTTACCAGCCCAGTCCACATATTTGTCGATGAACGTTTTGTGTTCAGAAACAATCACGCGCTCAGGGTCGCTCAGGAAAGAAATTGGCTTATCTTCGCTAACGTCCTCAATCTCGATACCCTCAATGCTTATGGGTAGCTCTGGCGAATCGCCGTAAGCCTGCTGTGCACGAACAATCTCACGCCACAGGTCGCCATCTGGATCCATGCGCTTTGGGCGGTCAGGTCGGCGGTACTTGTTGCATCGGGCGTTCTTAGCGACAGCAAAGACTTCCTCAATGCTCAAGCCTTGACGGAACAACTCCAACTCAAGCTTCCAAAGCATACGAGAATAGTCTGCGTTAGGGCCAGGCTCATCCATGAACAGCGACAGAATCTCTGTGTTGCTTTTGATCTTGCCAAGGATTGCCATAACATCTGGCGACACAGTTGGCATTGGCACAACGACAGTCTCCATCACAGCGTCAACCTGAACGTCAGCGTAAGCCTGCTCGACTTCTTCAATGCTGTAGATCAGCCCTGTGTGCGTAGAGGTTACAGGCTGGCCACCATCATACTTCATATTGCGCGAGTTAGGGACGCGCAGAAGCTTGGTTGGGTTCCAACCAGACAAGTCGCAACCCTGATCTTTGTGACCATAGGCAATGCGCTTAGAGACCATCGCTACGCGGTGTGGGTCAGCTTCAGAATCTAAAACCCAGTAAGCATGCCAGCGACCCTCAGAAGTCTGAGTGACTATTGACGGCTCCAGGCGGAAGTTCTTAGGGTCACAGGTGTCAGCATCCGAATACACCGCCGAAACAGTCTTAGCGTTCTCGCGAATGCGACGCTGTTCGTGGAATAAAATTGGCGAGAAGTAAACATCCTGTGCGCTGAACTGGCCAGCGTAAGCCACCATCTCATCAATCTCGTCAGGGTAGCTGAAGAACTTTTGCACAGTCGGTTGGCCACCACCATCCTTAGTTACGATGGTCGCGTAGCCTGCGCCTATGCCTAGAACTGATTCTAGAAAATCTTTAGTCTCCATTTAATACCTCCTGTGTTAATGCTGTCTCCTTTGTTGCAGAGCCCCGAGTCGGACTCGAACCGACAACCCCCGCTTTACAAGAGCGGTGCGCTACCATTGCGCCATCAGGGCAGTGCCCCGGACAAGAATCGAACTTGTCTATACGCGAAAAGGAGACGAAACACGTATTCCACCAGTGGGGGCGAGTGAGCAGTTTGAAACCATGCTCAGGGTTGCCCATTAAATTACCAGAGGTCGCCTGCTGGGTTGGCAGGTGTTGCGCCCATCTGCTTAAGCAGAGCCTCTGCATTGCGTTCACCGGCAAAACCGGCGACGTTGTTCTCGTCCTCGCCAGAGACACCGTTAGGAACAACGGTGACCTTAGCAGCGATGGACTTGCCGAGAAGATCGGCGTTGTCTGGGACCTGGAAGTTACCAGCAGACAAGTCGTAACCTAGGGCCTCAAAGAAAGCCTTCGTCTTCCAGAACGCCTTACCTGTGTAAAGTGGCACATAGGTGAACAGGCGGCGGTTCTCGAACTGCCCCTCCGCTACACGCAGCTGGACCTTCAACTGTGGCTTACCGGCGTTGTCGCCGTTCTTCACAGCAGTGGTCTCTAGCGAGTAGATGGTGGTTGAGTAAGTGCCCTTTGGTAGTGGGTCATACGAACCGCCACCAGTTGACTGTAGATCCTCGTTTGAAATGTTAATGATAGTCATTATTTTTTACCTCCTACGGTATTAATTTCATCAATGATTTTCTTGATGCTTGGTGCATACATTTTAGCCGGTAGGCCAAAACGGTTTCCAGTGACGAAACGATCTGAAGACTGCAAGTATAGCACCCTCTGAACGCCGTCTTCCGTCTTCTCACTGGTCATGTAACCAATGATGTCAGGAATCGCTGGAAGTGTTCCCTTAGATGACCCAGGAAGCATAGGGATGGTTTTCACCGCGCCGGTGTTCTCATCCTTCTCGTCCTGTGCGTGGGTCACAATGATGGACAGGAACGGTGCGCCATGGAACGCACGAATGAAATCATTCGTCCAGTTCTTCAAGTCACCCCAACGTCCAAACTTGTTGTTCTTGTTCTCCGGCTTCTCACCGAAAGACTTCTCGGCACGATCCATAGCAACGCCAAGTGTGTCGACAATAACAGTCTTATACTTGTGTGGCTGATTGGTTAGTGCTGAGATGGTTGCCTGAAACTTTTCGTGGCTGTCAACCTGAATCACGTCAACATCCTTCCAGTCTCGAGCAATAGCTGACGAACCACCCTCAGTGTCAATTACGAGCACCGGTGACAGCTCCTTCAGTTCGGCAGCCGAAGCTGCGAACCAAGACTTGCCACGCTTAGGGTCACCGTAGATCATGATGGTCTTTGGTGTGTTAAGCGCTTCCGCCTTCTTAATGTGTGCCTCGAAAGGCAACGCTGGGAAATCAGTCATTTGTTTCCTCCTTCTTCCTTAGATAGATAGTATATCATAAACAATCGACGTTGTCTACTTTGCTGTCGCATTATTTTTTAGCTGGCCATAAACCTTTGTGGTTCGGTAGGTTGAAAAAATAACCCACAGAATCATGGCCATGCCAAGATAAAAAGCTACGTTCCGACTTGTTTCATTGTTCAAATCTTTAGAGAAACCAATCAGCAAAGCACCAATTCCAAGCCGACCCAAAAGTCGAGGAACGATAGTTAGCCAAAAAAATTTCATCATCATTTTATCCAAATCCACTATTCACCATCCAATACTTTACAGTTGAAACACTCTGGGTCGCGAGGGAAATCTTCCAACTCCCTGTCACCAGACACCTCATCCCAAATGCGAACCAGACGATCCCACATAGACTGAGCAAAAGCCTCATCATACGGGAAGGTGTAAGTCCAAACATCAGGGTCATAACTGCCGTCGCGGTTAATGAACACCAACGAACAAGCATCAATCTCAGTGCCAGACTTGTTCAAACCCCAAGCATAAATCTGGGTCTGAGCATAATACTTCTTCAACGAATACTTAGCCTCAGCGGCCAGCTTAGTGTCCTTAGCGACACCATCAATGACAGCCTGCAACTGCTTAGACTTCTCACGCTTCGAAGTCTTCCAGTCAACAAGATGCTTCCCATCAACAAGCACAAGGTCAGGCTTAGACTTCACAACACCATAGCCTTCAAGTTCACCCAAGAAGATTGTCTCCTCAATGCGGGCCGACTTAAACTCTGGGAACTCCTCAAGATCCGCAGTCAAAATGCGGGCCTCCAAAAACTCGTGAGTTGCTGTGCCAATCTTCGCACCAAGAAAATACTTGAACTCACCACCAGGGTGGCCGAGAAGCTTCTTAGCGAGATGATACTCACAAGGGTCACTGAAGTCCGATGCGCCAACCTTCTTCTGCTGGTCGCGAGCCGACTCCTGCTTAAACAAACCGAGAGCAAGCTCCCTAATACGTCCATCACCAATCATTTGTTACCTCCTTAAATTGTTACTACTACAAGGTATCACACATTTGATACCATGTCAAATCAGAAAAGCGCCTCGTTATCAACACCAAAGTTGATACCACCCCACACACCAAAGCTGACCTCCTGTGCTACAGCAAAATCGTAACACATCTTAATCAACGGGCACTGGTAGCAAAGTAGCTCAGCACGTTCCTCAGAGATGGGTTGGTAAAAGTTATTACCATCCTCATCTTCGAAACCATAACCATCATAATCTGTGTAAAAATACGGATTATTGTTACAGTTCCATGACTCACCATTATCGGTCAGATCTTGCATGGCCTTAGTGAGGCGATGGTTCGCCTGCACCGCGGCCGGTTTGATACCAAAAGCTTCATACTCTGAAGTATCAACGGTTCTTCCGCGATAAACTTTAGCCATTAATTCTCTGTCTGCTCAAACGCCAAGCGAGTAATTTCTTCCGAAGCCAAAAGAACAGCAATAGGGGCAGACGCAGTAATAAGAACACCAACCCAAGCACGGAAGTCAACAAGATTCCCATCCCAAAAAGCGAGAGTATGAGCAACGTTAGCAACAACTGAAACAAAAGCGAACCCAGTAAGCCCAGCAAGAGTCCTCCAAACCGACTCTCCACGAGCCTTAAACACAATCAACGAAATGGTGTAAGCCAAAATCGCCGCATCAATAAACAAAGCAGGCAACCATTGCAAAAACACTGGCAACCCAGTCCAAGCAGACACCTCATAAATGCCACTAAACGAAACAGCAAACGAAGTGACCATCAGCAACGAAACCAACGACACAGCCGTAGCCAACACCGGCACAGCATCAGGGTTCAACCTGACACCCTTGCGTGGTGTTTTAACCTTAACAACTTTTTCTTCCATAACCTTTACCTCTTCCTCAACAAACTGGTGCATACCAGCATCATAAATCGGTTCAAATCCCACAATCTCATTCCTTAGCATTCTTCAGAATCTCCAACAACGAATCAACCATTGCGGGTTCCCAAACAACATCCATATTGTATTGCTCAATGAAAGCAACAGCTTTAGCTACACGCAACTTAGCCAACTCGTTCTCCACATGCAAAGCATACTCTTGCGGTGAATAACTTGGTGGCGACAAACGCTGATCAATCATCCACTGGTTATACTTCTCCAACAGGGACAAGTCAACCTCTGAACGATACTCAACAATCTCACCAGTCTCGTGATCAATGTATTCATAAATGTTATTCATTAGGCCAGTCACCATCCAAAACAATCATCGCAATAATTGCGTAGTTAGCAAGATCAAGGAACGAATCTTTCAAAGACTCATTAGTTGGTTCAACACCACTGTCAACAAGGTTGTTGATGCGAGCCATCTTATCCCACATTCTAACACGCAAACCATTCAAAGGCCCACCAGGGGACAACGCAATGTTCTTCGGTCCGTAATCTTTATGCTTCCGCAACAAAACACGCATCGCCTCAGCGAACTGCTCAGCCACCACATCATCAAATTCACTCACAACTTCATCTCCTTTATTAAACATTAATCCTCACAATCAAACTAGCCAATATTGCATGCACGATAGGGTCAGAAGCAAGGCTCTTCTCATTTGCAAGCATCGCCAAAATCCTGGTCCTCTCAATCTTTATGCCAGCGTTCAAAATTTCCCGCTGACCCTCAGACATTTGCTCAATGTCATATTTACTCAACACACTACCACCTCTCGTATTCCTCATCCTCACCAATGTGATGTTCACTGAAATCATAAACTTCACCATCACCATCGCACAGCTCGCAAACACCAGCATCACTGTAACCATAACCATCACACTCAATGCAAGGGACAACGCAAATCTCGCACCCATCACAACTTTCAAAATCTGGTTCGCTAAAACCCCAGTTAACCATTGATACCACTCTCCTTTTCACGCAACGACTCGTTCATCGCCAACTGTTCACGAACCAGCTTAGATAGCTGACCCTCATCATAAGTGTCCTCCGCAATAATCTCATACGAAACAACACTACGTTTCTGACCGCGCCGGTCCAAACGGCCCGCAGCCTGCTCATTCAACAAGCGGTTATCATCCTTAGACAACCACACCACAGTCGAACAAGCTTCCTGCAAACCATCAGTGCCCTCACCAATGGCAGAAATCACAGCAACAATGAACTGGATCTCACCACGAATAAAATCTTCCAACGCCTCATCACGCGACTTCTGAGAAGCCATACCAGACCACTCAAAAGCCGTAAACCCTTTAGCAACTAAACGGTCTACAGTAATCTTAGCAAACTTTTGGCTATGTGTCAACACCAACATTGGTTCACCCTTCGGTGAATCGTCAATGATTTCAAAAAACTCAGACAGTTTAGAAGACTCACAATCAGGGGCAAACGACACCGAACCATCATCAGCGATGCTAGGCACACCCAAAGTGATCTGGCGCAGACGAACACGCATAGCAACAGGCACATCAACAACCAAAGGGTTGCCACCCAACCACACCAACAAGTCCTTCTCCAACTTCTTATAAATGCGTTTCTGCTCCGCCGACAACTCAACAATGCGCTGCTCCGTCACCATCGCAGGCAACTCACCATCAATGCCCTCAGGATGCTCAGGGCAACACTGGTCCCGCTTCAAATGCCTTATGTAACAAGGCACAGAAGAAACGATGCTACCAGGGATGCGCTCCCCAACAGGAACCTTGCCAGCAAAAAAGTCAACCTTAGTTTCCAAGAACTGGTCAACCCAAGCCCAATAAGAACGCCCAGCAACATCAGGGAACACCCACTTCAAAATAGACCACAAACCATCAATGCGGTTCCCAGCAATCGTGCCAGACATTGCCAGACGCGACTGTGCCTTCAAAGTGTGCAACATGATAGCCGTCTTCGACTTCCGGTTAGAACCGCGATGGGCCTCATCAAACACAGCGAAACCAACGTTCACCTTACCCCAATGCATTTTGCGGAAAAACTCTGGACTAATCAAATACCAACCAGCTTTACCAGCCAGCAAGTCACCATAAGCTTTCACACCATCCTTGCGACTATTAATGTAACGCACCTGTGTGTTCGGGATCTGGCGAAGAATAGTTTTCTCCCACGCCCTCCTGTGTGTCCCCTTCGGAGCAATCACAAGATTAGTTACATGACCAAGGCGGTCACCCAACTCAACAGCAATCAAAGTCTTACCGCCACCGACCTGCGTAGCGATAATACCATTACCACCATTCTTCACAAGGCGGTCAATATCCATTTCCTGATACAGGTATGGTTTCAGCGGTAAATCAGTCACTAATTGCCTCTCCCATCATCACACTTACACTCATCCATGTTACACAAAAAGCAAGGGTCAACCGGCTCCTCTGCCTCCATGAAAGGAGACTCCAACCATGTGTCATAATCCATGCTAAACCTCCCAATCAAAATCTTTATAAGTGGCTTTGATCACAGAAAACAAGTCATCAACATCCGCCTCATAAACGACCTTCTCAAACCTGCCACCATCAACCCACACCTCAACATCGTAAGGGCCAACATCAGTGAAACCAACATCAGGGGCCTGCGCACCCAACACCTCAACCACTATGTGTTGAAGCCAATCAACATCCATAGCAACCTGCTCCAAATCAACCCTTTGCAGGTGATCATCATCATCATAGTTATACATCCAAACCACTCTCCTTCTTTACACGAGCCACAGCATCCGCAACCGAATACTGAGCATAATACCAAGTCTCAACAAACCTGTTCAGCTCCTTGGGCACAGGCACTTCCGCCTTGATAGCCCTAACGAACTGCAACAAAGTCATGTTCTTCTCATCATCAGACAACATCACGCCTCCCAATAATTTGCGCTAATACCAATATCAGAACCATGGTCATAAAGCCTAGTCTCCTCGTCCCGGCGGTTCTTCCACAAAATAATTGGAAGAACCAGCCAGAGCGGAGACAACATGACCAAAAAAATGATCAAATTAATCAACGAGAAGACAACACCTCATCCAAGAACCCGTTACGGAAAATCTGTGGAACAACAAACTCTTCCCCAGACACATAAACGATATCATCATCAGTCAAAACAACTTCGGCACTACCCGAAACATTGCCCACACCAATCTCAAACACCGACAGATTCCAGTTACCATTAGGGAGGCGAACAACACTCCACTTACCATTCTCATCCCCAGAACCATGACTGATACCCTCAGTCGCCTGCAAGATTTCCTGAACAGTGCGGTAGTTGCTCGTGCCAATCGCCTTGCCAAGCTGTGTGCGTGGCACACCAGCCTCCTCAGCAAGCCTCAAAGCAGTGTCGCGTTCCAGACGGAACGAAGACAAGCGTTCAGCCAATTCATCCTTCAGCTCCGCCTCAATCGTAGCCTTCGCAATAACAAAGGCCCGATGTTTTTCAGACAAAGCATCCAGACTGGCTTTCGCATGTGGCGAAAGTCGAGTCATACTTACACCTGAACCTTTTGACCACCAGCAACCATAACAGTGCCACTGTCAGTCGTCATAAACGACACAACATCACCATCAGGATACTCACCCAACAGGGCAGATAGGTTGTCAACAGTCGGCTCAACCTCAGACTTCACACGAACAACCGAAGTGAACAAGCCCTCGCCAAGGGACTGCCCGATCTCGACACTAACAATCTCAAAAGCGCCAAGACCCTCAAAGAAGGTTGACGGCACTTCGTGCGTGAACGGCTGACTGATTGCGGTGACATCAAAAAGCTCACCATTGATAATTAGATTACTTGTATACATATATCCTCCAAACTGTGGCCGAAGCCACTCTCCAAACTAACCCCGAATGAGGTTAGAAAACTACTATACACCATAATGTTAGATGGTGCAAGTCGGGCAGTTACACCCATGTGTTGACGGCGCGGGGACACTGATCGACTTGGCATCAATCTCAACACTAGTCCCAGCGCGTTCCCCATTGTCCCAATCACGAATCCGAAGATTACCAACAATGTCGACACGCGACCCCTTACCGAAACCTGCTTCCTCAAAAGCGCTAGAAACAGCACCAGACACAGTAACAGTGAACCAGTTAGTTTCACCATTACGAAGGTTCTCAGCAACCCTGAAACTGCCAATCCTATTGCCGGTCTGCGTAGTCAGAATCCTCGGGGTAGTAGCAATCAAAACATTCTTTACTTTATATTCAGCCATTTATATCTTCTCCTTCAATAAGTTTTCTCAACCTCTCAACACGAACCATCGACTCCTTGACACCATCTTCTCCCAGGCTGTCAAGCCAATCCCATTGCTCAGTTACATTGTCCCACACATCACCGCTCCCTGTCAAGTCAGGAATCAAATCGGTTTCCACAGACCACTTGCCTGTGTCGTGGTCGAACATTACAGCAATATACTCCTGCTTACCCAACTTCTTCCTCCAACCATCCCATAGCATACTCA